GTTAGTCAAGAAATTACCATTTTGCTGACCAAAGGTATAATCACCGTTAGCGTCTAACTTTCTATATTTCATAGGTTACTCCGCCTGCACTACTGAAGTTTGGGTATCCCCTGCTGGAGCCGTGGTTGGTGGATCTGTTACGCCACCCCCGACAATATTATGAACATGCCCTGCTGCCCACGTAGCAAATAATGAGTTAAGTAGATTTAATAACGCTGCTCCGGTATTTTTAAGGATTATACTAGGTGAAGTAACTGTAGCTGAAGTAGCCGCTACCACATTTACAGTAGCCGCATTCACAGTAATTACGTTCTCTGCAACATCTACATAAGTAGAACCATCATCCGATCTTAGCTGGGTTGATGTAGTACTTACGTTACTAAGCATTCTAGGTAATGATCGGAATCCCAATATTGCGAAGCCATCAGATAGATCATGCATTCTGAACTCGGGTTGTGTATTTTGAGTCTTTCCAGATTGCCACCATGCGTCGATACAACGCGATGAAAATACTATCAAGCACTCATCCCCTGCCTTTACTGGGAAAGTCAGCGTAAAGCCCCCTCCTGACGGGAATTGAACCGGCACATCCCTGAGTAACGGAACATTAAGCCACTGGGTAGAACCATCTGGAAACACGCGCTGCATCATCACAGAAATAATAGCAGTGCAAGTCTGCTGATCTTCATTAAAGCTCTGTATCTCTGCCGGCAGCGCAGTCCACACTTTACGCTGCCACCCGGCTAGTGATATTTTTAAGGTATCGGTGAAGTCTTCCCAGCGTTCATTTTTTAACATTATTGAGTATTCCCACCTTGCACAGGACCTTTACTTGGAATAGCTGGGGTAGGCCCGGCTGTTTTGTTTACGGCCAAACATAGTAAGTCGGTGTACCACTCATTCCCACGAGTATCACCAGAGTGCTCCGCGAGCATGACGCAGTAAATACCATCTGGATTAGTTGGGGCAACTGGCATCAATGCATTAGTGCCACGCTTATTGTAGTAGAGCATGGCCAGAGCGTTTGGATCAGCACTCCCAATCTGGTTAATCAGGGTGTTGTCTAACTGGATTAAGGTGCGGACTCTAGCATTCGTATTAAGTAGCACTCTAAGCTTTATCCCCTCATCCGTTTGCTCTGGTACCCCAATCAATCCAGTTTGAGTATTTATCTGGATAGCGGTGCCGGGGATGTAATCAGCATCCCGAACCATGATTACTTTGCCGTTTTGTATAGACCACGAAGCCCCAACAGACGCAGCTATAACTCCAAGCGCATCTGCCCCGAGTCCGAACACTACCTTACCTCGTATGATGGGTCTGTATATTCCGTCAGCAGAAAGATTTAAAGTGTACCCAGTGCTCACTCCAGGCATATTACTGGTTATGGTTTCATACTGAGTGGCAGCAGATGTACCACTCGGGAAAGATTGACTTACGAATCCCTGATTAAAAGCTAGGTCACCATCCGCGCATAGAAGGTCTAGGTAAGTATCCGTTGCATTCTCACGGCCTTCACGGAATTGTTTTATTGATCCAAAGAATACCGTCCCATGTGCCCCGTTCTGGTAGCCAGCGTTTAAAATTACATTCTGGTACGCACCCTTTATCTGTTTTACTGTAGCTGGGGCTAGGTTGTAAATCCTGATGATAGTATTGTTTGGGCTGTCTCTATCACATTGGACTGTGTTAAACCTGATCCTAAACTGCGATAGGTTAATGCTGTTTACTAAATTCTTTGGAGTTGTATTGTTGTTTGTGTAGAGCTGTAATTGCACCCACCGTAAAAATTGATTTGGAGCGGTGGTCATAAATTACTCCACTATAAAATAAAGGTGTCCTGTGCTTCCAAGTGAAGCATAAGTAGGTGGCGCGTATATGTCCCCATCAGTCTGGGCTATCAACATACCTCCAAAGTTCATATACCCATATTGCTCCAGCAAGTCAGCCCCTGTTATCAGTGGGATACCCGTTATGATGTTTATAGTTCCGGTCACATCTAGTATATCCACAGTCCAACAATTAGACGCTTCTAGCCAATACACATTAAGAGTGTATTCTGTGCTCCCTAAAGTGATCTGTAGAGTCTGTGCCCCTGGAGCTAGGGGTATCTCATACGAGGTACTCATTTAGTGACGCCAGGAACCGCTGCCGGGGTTGCTGGTTTAAGAGTCTGGCCACCTTGATCTTGGCCGGGATCATTTACTGCTGGGTTAGCAGGATTAGTAATAGTAGTAACCACCGTATTCACCAAGATTACTTCCTTAAAAGAAAGTACAGCGAACATAGAATCCTCTGACCTCTCGGTGGTCTCAAGCGTAATAGTCTTCAGTAGCATATTGCTGTACGTTTTTCGCAGTGTATAAATTTGCAGCAGTATAGCGGCTTGCTGGTACAAAACTAATTGAGCATAGATAGCGTTTAGAGCCGTCTGACTCCCTCCACCCTGCGATGAGTTAATGGTACTAATTGCTCCAAGAACTCCCTGCACCTGCTGGTATAAATTGACGGCCTTACCTACACTCGGAATATTTGCAGATGCATACCCTATAGCCGCATTTAGCAGACTGCCAGAATTAGAAGGGCTATTAGACCAAGCCGCTTCAACTATTAATTCCACTGGGCGTTTAAAAGCATGATCGGTAATAGGAGCACCTTGCTCTACCGGGTGCTCTGTAATATCCATATCGTCATGGTGCTTCTCAGATATAGTAATTTGTGGGAGGAGTAAAGCTTGGTTAGCAGCTTGACTATAAATGCCGCGTTTCGGCTTCATAATCATCTGCTCTAAACCGAGCTGTAAAGCCCCCTGCGCAAAACCTGAAAAGTTCATGTTGCAAATGCTCCTTTCATATTGCGGGTGTTATCCCCGTACACGCGAGTCTGGGCAGCGGCCACCGCATTAGCAGTAGCCTTAGGATCACCACTGCCCATCACATTGATTGTGGTTGTGTTGGTTTGGTTTATCTTAGTACCTGATCCCATCCCCTCATGCCCAGCAATGCTCCGTGATAAGGATGATAGCACTGTAGGATCATTTAGATTTAGATGGGTGTTAGCCCCCATCCCCATCCGCTTGGATACATCAGCTATGTAAGATGCAGTGTCATTTTTATCTGATTGCGGAGCCCACTTTGATATGATCCCGGCTATAGTATCGTTACCACCTCCACCATAGTATTTACCATGCTGCAATAATTCTTGCATAGCTTTGGTACCGACTGCCATGCTTGGGAAGATAGCAAAGGTACCATCACTTCCGGTAGCACCATGGGACTTCGCAAAGTCCCCGTACTTTATATTTCCGGGGTTATTATTGCGTTCATTACGACTACCACCAGTCTTAGATTTCATGTGGTCATTAAACGCTTTACGCTGCGCTAATTCTGCTGCGGATACCCCAGCCCCGGCTGTGTACGGAATGATATTGTTATCTGGCTTACCTTTGTTTGATACCCCACCCTTGATTCCAAAAAACTCACCAATGGATTTTAGATTGTAATTAAGCCGCTCAATGGTGCTCATGTCAGTGTTTAAACCACGAGCTACCCCGTCAAAAGCCTCCTGTAAAAGCTTAGTAAAAGAATCTAATGGTCCTATAAAGTGTACCAGAAATGATTTGCCAAGCAGGTCCAACGAAGCATTCAATTTATCCAGATCATGGGTGTACTGTAGAGTAGCCGCTTTTGACTTCTCCGGGTCAAGACCAACAGATTTATAAATATCAGCTAGTTCCTTAACCGATCGTTTCATTTCATCTGTATGTGACCTCCATAGGAAGAAAGTATCTTCATCCATCCCAAAGTTAGACATTATCTGCTGACCAATCCAAATAGGACTTTTCTTGATGGCGTCCGAGTTCATTAAGTCAGTAAGTATTTCTTCAGTCTTCTTACCGGTCTCGTTGATATGAGTAAGTGACGAAGCATAATTAACCATCCATGGTAATCTAAAATTAACCCCAGCATCATGCATAGTGCGGGCCATTGCTTCAGTGTTAATTCCTACCTGCTTACCAGCATAGGCCATCTTCTGTAAGCTCTCAGCAGATGTTCCTGCTAGCTGGGCATCGAAGTACATCTTGCGCATAGAGTAGGCAAACTCAGTTACCGCTCTTTCCACCTCAATCACGGTAGCCACTACAGCAGTTCCCACTCCGAGTATCATCTTCTCAGTAGCTGAAAGAGCATCAGTAAGTTTTTTCTGGGACACGGCATCAACGTGGTATCCAACACTTACTAAATATTCTTGGAGTAATTCTGCACTACCGGCCATGGTGGTTCCTTATTTACTTAGAAGAGTGTTATTTCTATGCTCTACGTCAATACATTCATTAAGCTTTGTAATAGCAAGAAGATCCAGCGTCCCATCCTGCAATGATTCAGCCTTGCACATACCGCGCAGTATTGGCCGATACAGAAAGTCTTCCTCAGAGGTCATGTGGACTAAACTTGCGCCCTCTCCGGTGCTTCCAAGTTGGAAAGGGCGGTAGAGAAAAAATCCCCTAAATTCTCCACAATAACAGCAGCGGTAAGATCAATCATTATCTTCATCCCAATATCCTGGAACATCAGGTCACCAGATGGGGTAGTAAGCTTCGCGAAGGACTCACCAGATTGCCGCTTTACCACTGATAAGCACTTCTGTACTACGAACTCACTATCTGCATCTGTAAGTTGACCTAGCATAAGCAACACTAAGAATGTCATGTCCTTATCCTTGTTCTTATCTGAGGTCATGGCTTGTATCAACGATGATACTGCGGTTAAACGTCTTGCTACTTTTAACTGGTCAAACGCATTCAAGTCACCTATCTGGTACTGACTTTCTCCAACTGATATAGTTTTCATTCCTAGGCACCGATTCCAAGGGTACGATCAATTATTCCGCAGTCAAATTCCCATACGTTGTTACCGGCTTCCTTGGCGTACTTCAGCTCAGGAGCCTTTGCAAACGCAACGATCTGGCAGGTAACTGTATCTCCTGTAAGACTGTTAGCAAGAGAAATAGTATTCTGCCCATGGTTAGCTCCAGCGGAAGTCTGGAACGCATACATCTGCGCCAGTTGCTGGTTAACCGGAGATGTCTTTAGCAATGTAACAGTGGCTTTACCAGATTTATTAGCGTGCAACGAATGCATCGGAGTCCCGTCTGCCCCGACCGCCATTGTGTTGATTGCTTCTGATGGGCTGATGGTAATGCCTTCATTAGCAGCCCCAGCGCCAGCGGCTAGGTTAACTGAACCGCCGGGGCCGACTATCGCGCAGTTGTTGTCCAAAAAACTGTATGTACTCATGTGTTGCTCCTTTTACCGATTAACATTAATTATTGCGTCAATTGTTTGGATTGCTCCAGCCAATTTAACAGCCACTTGGATAGGAACGGATTGACGAGCTGCGCGATTAGCCGCATTCTGTGTAGCCACTGGTGGGGCGTATACGTAGTAACCTTTTGGCATAAAGTCCCCAGTGTTAAGAGACCCAAACCCATTACTCTGCCATGTTCCTGGAGCCAGTAGACCGTTAGTCACCCCTTGTGAGCACACCGCCTCAATCGTGGTAACCAGTTGATGAGTCCCCGCGTCTGTCTGCGGTATTTTAGTTGGGCTGGTGTAGAGCAGGTTATACAGAGAGGTCATAATGTCCAGTGCTAGCCAGTCTGTCCCCATAACCGTATCAATATAGTTACCAGATACAGATACTCCAGGTTCAAAGATAGCGGTGTTGTTATTGTACTCAAGGAACACATTAGCGTTGTAGCTCTCAAGGTTAGTCACTTGAGATACCGCTAGAGTTTCAGGAACAATACCCGGTTCCTGTTTGTACATTAACGTAATCACCGTATTGTTAGCGTTATAGTTGGTGGTGAGTATACGAGATAGAGCAGATACCATTGCAGCAGGGTTACTGCTAGAGAATTGAACCCCGGTACGGTTATACCCAAGCTGCTTCAATTGGTACGCGATATTGGTAGTGTCCCCACTATTCAGTATGGCGGCTTCTTGAGTCGTCACCCCGTAGTAGTGCTTATTACTCGCGGCCTCAATATAAGCTGCCACATTGAGATGGTCAGCATCTACCGCAGTCGGCATATTTAACCCGTACCAACTCTGCCCAAACATATTATCAAACAAATAAACTACGTTAGCTGCGGACTCCGCATTAATCCCGTTAGCAACGTATGATCCTGAATTGGAAGTTTGACCACCGAGTAAGGAACTGATATCCGTAGTAGCACCACCTGATAATGTAGCCCCGGATGCAGTTGGTGGTGAGGTTCCGGCAGAGGTTATTGTCAGGGCATTACCACCAGCTCCGGGAGTGACCGCAGCAAGATACAAATTGTTGGTCCCTGCATACGGGGTAAACTTGATAAGATTAATATCAGTTGATGCAGCTATGACTTGAGCCAGATTAATTATAGTAGCGGCTACGGTTGCTCCTATCTGGGATTGATTACCGACTGGCACGCCAGCCACAAAGGTAATCGCGGTGCCACCAATAGTCACGGTATCATTAGCAGTTGGTTGAACTATCCCGAAACTGTAGTTACCCGTAGCAGTTGGGGCAGTCAAAACACTTACTGTTGAGCTTAATCCGGTTATCGCATCCGTAATAACAAACTGGTTGTAGACTGAATTCCAAGTGCAGGTCATGGCCAGAGTTCCGAGAGCTTCCCTAGCATTTAAAGCTGCAACCTGCGGAACACTCAATGCTGATACTTGCGCCGTAGTGAGTGCCGCTATATTTGTAGTGGTAAGGGCTCCAATCTGAACCGTGGTCAATGCTCCAACCTGTACGGTAGTTAGCTTGGCTATATCCGCAGTATTAAGAGCTTGTATGATCCCATTAGACAATGCTGGTATCTGAGCCGTGGTTAACGCAGCCACTTGAGTTGTTGTCAGAGTAGCAACATTAAACTGAGACGGGTTAGCCGCATTCAAAGCTGTCTGGACTAGGTTAGCCACGCCATTAAGATTAGTAATCCCTGCGAAACTAGTTGGGGCAATAGCCAGTGGCACCCCATCTACCGTCATGTTAAATCCAGGAGTAGCTACAGCTTGCCATATTGGCAGAGCTTGTGCAGATGCAGCCAAGGGAGCCCCATAGAGTTGCGCGGCAGTTGCTGTTTGTGCCCATCGACCAATAGTTAAGTTAATTGGCTGTGGGCTTTGCTCAAACCATAACACTGCGGCCAAATACTCAGGAGAAGTAGTGCCGAAGTCTGCTGCTACTCCACCAATGGTAATGTATTGACGTTGACGTGATACTACATCTATAACATTTGAATTACCTAGGATCAGCAGGTTATTCAAGTTCTGCATCTGCGCCGGTAATGGCGTCAGGTTAACCGATACATTTATTAACCGGCTAATTGGTAACGAGCTTGTATTCATACTGCTTCTCCTTGTTAAATTGTCGTTTCACCGAGTACTACGTTAACATCTAAAACCTGTCCGGGTGTTAGTAGGTTTGCAT